ACAGCAAGAACATCAAATACAGTAGTAACTATTGAAACTCCTTCCGGATATTCTAATGAGAGTACTGTTGCATTTTCTGTATGGAAACAATTATTTAGTAGTATAAGTCCTACAATTACTTCTACAATAACTAATTATGCTCTTTATACTACTTTTAATACTCAACCAGCCTATACTGTTGTAGCAACCGATAAAATTGGGGTTATAATGTATGCAACTTCAAATAATACAACAACTGTAAATTTTGTACATTCTGGTTCAACACGAAATTCTTATATAGTATCACCACTTATAACTCTTCATGGTAATTTAGCCGGATTACAAGGGGGAACTGGAAGTGTACCCACAGAAGAATATTACCATTTAACAGCAGCTCAATATACTGTTGCAGGAAATACAAGTGGTACAAATACTGGAGATAATACTTTTGGTAATGGTGTTACTCAAACAGTAAAAGCAGTATCAAATGATCTTATAACAGGTAAATCTGGTGGACAAACTATAATAGGAGACACTGTAGCTAGTGGAGTTTTAAATATAAGAGGAAACTCCACTAACTTAACTACAGGTCAAGTAAATTTTCTTGGAACTAAGGCAGCAACTTCTACTACAGATGCAAGTGTAATTTTTGCAGGTGGTGTTGGTATCTCAGGGGAAACATATCATAAAAATAATATTATTATAGATGATTCATATGCAGTAAAAACTTCTACAGTTCAAATGAAGTCAGGATTGCCTTTAGTTATTAAAGACCCTGCTGGAGTATCAAAAGCAGATTTTTCTTATCTTGATGGTTCTTTAAGTGTTTATGGAACGGGTACTGGACCAACTTTTCCTAATATGAGAATAAATACATGGGATACTCAGAATAGTTATATTCAGAATAATATTCAAAATTTAAGTAATGGCGCTTCAGCTTCAAGTGATTGGATTGCTACTGCTGATAATGGTTCGGATACTTCAGGATTTATAGATATGGGAATAAATAGTTCTGGATTTTCGGGAGTTCCTTGGACTATCAATGGACCTAATGATGGTTATCTCTATACAAATTCAGGAGTATTATCTATAGGTACAGCTACTACTGGAAAAGATTTAACATTCTTTACAGGTGGAACACTTGCAGCTAATGAACGTGCAAGGATTACTTCAGCAGGAAAATTTAGTATAGGTACAGCAGCTCCAACAGGTAAGTTTGAAGTATTTAAAGCTGAAAGTTCTGAACTTATAATAAATGTCGTAGATAGGAATTTCTCAGGGGCAAATAACTGGACGGGGACAAACTGGGCGATTGTTGGGGGTGCTTTTGTCCACACATCAGGATCAACAGCAAATGCTGTTCTTGCGAATGTTAATCTTACATCAGTTTCGATTAAAGCTGGTAGGAGATATAAGGTTTATTATACTGTTGCTGGAAATACAGTTGGAACAATAACTCCAAAAATAGGAACAGCGAGTGGGGCAGCAGTTTCCGTTACTATGGGTGCAGGAAATTATATGTCAGCAATTACTTGTCTTGCTGACAATGCTGATTTAATTTTTACACCTACTTCAACATTTGATGGATCAATAACAAATATTAGTGTTATAGAGCAGGGGCTAAAATTTCAGATAAATGAAGCTGGTGATTTATTGGTAGGGACTACTGCTTTTTCTTCCGGTAATATGGACTTTATTAAAGAAGGTAATGCCCAAGTCCTTGAAATGTCCGACTATTATGATAGCAATACATCAAATGTAATTAGATCCGTAAAATACAGAGGGACTATCGCAAGCCCAAAGGCAGTTCTTGACAGTGATACTCTTTTCAACTTTCAAATGGGTGGATATGATGGAACATCTCGGTTTGCGAATCAAGCAGGTTTCGGAGCATTTTCAAGTGGTGCATGGACCCCAACAAATCATGGAACATATATTAGATTTACAGCAACACCATTAAATACGATAACATCAGCAACGGTTGCAGAGTTTCATGGTGATAAAATATTTCTTGGAAAAAATATCGGGATGGGGGCTGGTAAATCTTCCCCACTTTATCTAATTGATGCCGCAACGACTGTAAATGATTCAACTATTGCTTCAAAAGGTTATGCACTTATATCTACTTTTGGAGCAACTACAGGAGCTGTTACAGTAGCAGAAGATGGGGTAAACTTTGTATCTTATGCATCTACAAATGTAGCGACAGCAGAAGTCATTAGAATTGTTGCAACAGTAGTACCAACTAGTGCCGGAAATATTACTTTTTCCATTAGAGGTGTTTCTTCAGTTGTAGCTGTAAGTAATTTGACAGAGACTACTGTTAATCTTCTTGCAACAGCGATCAATACAGCACTTAATCTGGATGCAACTATAACTACAAATTGGACCGTTACAGTTGCTTCTGCTACAGTTACATTAACAGCAAAAGTTGCAGAGGCAAAGACAGGAACTAATTCATTTACAGACACAGGTTCTACTGGATGTGTTACAACTGTTACCGTAACTACTACAGGGTTATCTGTATATAACCATACAGATATTAGAGCAATGACAGGTTCTGCCTATAACAATGGAGCTGGTCTTGTAACCAATCTATCAGGACTTGTTTTTACTGGTGGTATTTTAGGAACAGGAAATGTAACAAACTTTATCGGTGCCGATCTTGGTATTTTTGGAACAGGGGCTGGTAAATTTGGAACAATAATTGGCTTAACTATAAGAAGTATGAATGGGTATCATTCAGATGCAAGTACAGTTTCATATGGAATAAATCTATCTGCAAATACTACTGCAACGGGATCATCAAAATATGGTATTTATATTGGAGGAATATCTGGAGCTAGTACAAACAATTATTCTATTTATTCTGTAAGTGGAATAAATTATTTCGGGGGGAATGTTGGTATTGGTATTACTTCCCCTGTACAAAAACTTGCTATAAATGATGCTAATACTATTACAAATTCATTTGGTAATGTTTATATTGGAACAACAAATTCACAGGGTATTGATTTAGGTGGACAATTAACTCTTGGCGGTGTTTACACCAGTACAACTCAAGTACCATTTGCTGGTATAGCTGGTAGAAAATATGATGCAATAGATACTTCAACTAAAGGATATCTATCATTATCTACTCTAACTTCAGGGACATTAACCGAGAAAATGAGAATAGATAATTTGGGAAATATAGGTATAGGCACTTCAACACCATTAACATTCGGATCATCTATAGGTTTACATTTATCTGGAATGACAGAAGGTACTTATCCAACAATAACCCTACAAAGAAATGATACTATAGTAGCTTCAACTAATGTTTATGGAACAATACAATGGTATTCAAACGATTCTGACCATGTCACAGGAAATATCTGTTCTAGTATTGAATCAGTAGCGAATGGAACTCAGTCTGGAGTTTACCCGAAAGCGGATATAAAAATATCCACAGCAGATGGAACAACAGATATTTCAGAGAAATTTCGTTTTTATAGTGATGGAAGAATTGCTCAGGGTACTAGTGCTTCGACTGCTGTAGGTGCAACATTTGCAAGAACAATGACCGGGGCTACAACACAATATGCTGTTTATCAAGGCGGAACTATTAAATCTGATGTTACTTCTAATGCCTATTCTTTTATATCAGCACCAGTAACAGAAGCTGCATCCTTTGCTTTAAATCTAATGTATCATTATTCGTTATTAAATCCAACAATTGGTTCAGGCTCATCTATTACTAACCAAATAGGATATTACGTCCCGTCTGCTATGACTGGAGCAACAAACAATTATGGATTTTATGGATCTTTAGCATCTGCAACAAATAGATGGAATATTTATATGGCAGGAACAGCAGATAACTATCTTGCCGGAAAGTTAGGTATTGGTACAACTATACCAGCAATGGCATTAGATATAGAAGGAACAGCTTCTACAGTAGGGGTACAAGTTACACGATATACAGCAGCATCCGCAGGTTCATCACCCTATATCAATTTTAGAAGGTCTAGAGGAAGCTCCGCATCTCCGGTAGTAGTTAATCAAGGTGACAATCTTGGGCTGTTCTATTTCTATGGTTGGAAAGATGAGAAACCAGATCCTAGTGGTAGAGCTGCAGAATGGGTTCCAGGTTGTGGATTCGGGGCATTGGTTGAGAATGATTCGGCGACAGAACATCTTGTTAAAGGTGCTATATATTTTAAAACCAATACAGTAGGAGACTTTACCTCAGATGGCTCGGAAAGAATGCGTATATCTAACGCTGGTTATCTTGGTGTGAACGTCACAGCTCCAACAGCATTAGTACACATAGGTGCAAGTTCTACAGTAAGAGCATCTTTATGTATGAATGCTGGAACAGCTCCGACAAGTCCGGTGTCTGGTGACATATGGAACGATTCAACTCAAGCCTGTATAAGATCGCAATCTGCTGGAATAACAAAGAGTTTGTCAGGTGTTATATTTACTCAGACAGCAAGTGCTACCGTTGGGAATACAACTACAGAAACAAGTGTAATAGGAACGGGGGTGGGGGTTTCATTACTCCCAGCTAATTTCTGGGTAGCAGGAAAAACTATAAGACTTAAAATGTATGGTCATATATCTTGTACCGCCGCCGACACAGCTTCAGTTAGAATAAAAGTAGGAAGTGTGACTGTTGGTAGTTCTATAGATGATGCTTTTCCAGTAACATTAACAAACAGTTTGTTTATTGGTGAAATTATAATGACATGTAGAACTACAGGTGCTACGGGTACTATATTTGTACAAGGTTCAACTACTATATATGCGGCTTCTTCAGCAGATATGACAGTCTATGGAAGACAAATAGTAACTACTTCAGCAGTGACAATAGATACAACAGCAACCGGTCAATTAAATGCAACTTATCAATGGAGTGCAGCAAGAGCAGGGAATACTATTACAAGTACAAATTCAGTTATAGAGGTATTAAACTAATGGCAAGACTAAAGATTGATATTAAAAACAAAGACTTAAAAAGATTTAAGG